TTCACGAGCGCCTTCGACTAAAGTTCTAAGCTGCAAGTTATCTACAATTCTAGGATCAAGAGAGAACACATTAGTTTCAGGATCTAGGCTAGGAATGAACATGTTCCTGTCCAACATCTCCTGCAAGTTTTCTTGTTTTTTATAACGACTATTGCCATCGTCTGAAAATAAACCAAACTTAGAAAAACTGTCAGCAGGTTGTTGATACAAAGATTGATCTGAAGCGCCTTCATATATTCTGGCTAAGTCCGTTAAAGACTCATTTGCAATTGGATCACCGAAATCGTTTTGCAAATCTCCATAATCTCTAAGATCAAAGTCAAGTTTATATATCTCATCTAGAGAGTTGCCATAATCATCTCTAGTATTTCTTATATCTTCTGAAGTTAAATTCTTAAAGTGCATGGGATTATTTTCACCTCCCATGCGCCTGCTTTGACTTTCTCCAGCTATTTTAACTACTGAGTCATTCTGGCCTGTTCCTATCTCGGTCCTCAGATACTTCTTGAGCTTTGTGTTGACCCACTTGTTGGTATCTGCAGAGCCTGGAAAGTCACTTTCAATCTTAGCCACAAATTCTTCTGGGAAGTTTTTCTTAAAGTAAGTTGTTGCTGGACCATCAGTAGCATTCATGTCTTCGTTGTTATACGCTTCTTCTTGAGCTTTAGATTTTAAGTAATCCACTTGCTCGTGAATATTTAATGCTGATATTGAGACAGGAAGGTCAACATTACCCTCTCTAATAAGCCTTCTAAACCCATCATCCATATCAGCCCAAGCTACCATATCGACATTAAACTTTAGCGTATCAGCCACCTTATCTGCGCCGGAGTAAGGTCCGTAATCAAATTCTTTTAAAAAGTTATTCGATCCCCTGTATCTTACTTGCGCCATAGGGGCAGGCAGACCTGCATCAATAAGCCGCTGCTGAACTGCATCTGTATTGGCTTGCATTTGTGATGGACTGGGGCGGTTTTGTTCGTACTCACCAGCAAGTTTTTTAATCTTACTTGCGTTAGACGTACCTTCTATCGCATCTCCAACAAGAGACACTGCCTTACCGCCAATAAGAGGCTCGGCCATTGTAAATAGATTTTCTGCACTGAACTTTGTTTCAGGATTTAAATTTTCCCACCAGTTACCCACTCCTGCAATAGACTGCTGCACTTCAGGAGAAAGATACTTTTTATTTCTGTCATAGTATTCAGAGGCTTCCTTGCCAATATAGCCTATACCCTCGCCGAATTTCTTGTTTACAAACTGACCGCCTGTTGTTGTAGGCTCGTAATTAAGAAAATCTTCGTACATTTGCCTATTGGCTATTCTTTCTTCCATAGAGCTTGGCTCTACGAATGGTAGATTATCAATGAGCTTCTCGCCTTCAGCCAAAAACGCAGCCCCAAAAGGTGCAGCTATGCCAGAAGCAAAGTCTGTGAGGACATCTCCTACGACATTGGGTATGCTGTTTGTGCGAGGATAATTATCTTTACTGACATTCGGAGCTGTGCCTTCTTTGTAAACTACTGTGCCATCGCCAGTGATAGCAATTACATTTGGATCTTCAAACTCTGGACTAAGTGTGCCCCTAGATTTACCAGAACCATCACTCTTAACCTCACCACCATGAGCGTAATTATTGCCGCTCAGCAGAGCCTCGGCCATGGCACTTATACGGTCAGCGTTGTACTCTTGACGAACCATTCCTCCTGCAGCAAAACCTTCTGTCGGATTGGCCAGAGATTGCAGCGCCTGATCCTGAAGCGAAACAGCCTGATCGTAGTCTTTAGCGGTGGGGACATCCTTAGCGCCGCCATAGTAGTTTGAGTCATGGACAAAAAATACAATGTCCGGCTCGCCATTGTTGTGTTCAGAAAATACTTTCTTGTCCCATCCGGCAGGAGCAAATTCATCGTTCCACGGGAGTCGAGCAACTGGACGGAATCCGGCTGACTCGTATATCTTAGGTAGGAACGTATCAAACGCATCTAGCTTCTTGCCGCCTGCTTGCACTGCGGCTTGCAGCATGGCATAGCTTCCACGAGGAGGTTCATTAGGCGATGCAAAGACAGCAACAATGTCCCCATCAGGCTTAATGGCAAGCCCACTGCCTGCTTCAGTTCGGAAAAGATTGTAGCCTGAAAGGTCTTCTGCGCTTTTGATTTCTACTTGAGCGCCAGCAGGGTTTCCTGCCATAGCTCTATTCATGTCTGCGTTATAGGCAGCAGCGTTAGGCTCAGAATTTACTTGCCTAATGGCAGGGAGAGAATTACCTGCTGTTTCATATTGCTTGAAAACAGCAGGGTCGGGAGTAAAGCTTAGTAGCCCAGTGCCGCCATCTGTTTCGACAACTTCTCGCGTGTAAGGCCCGGTCGTTCCGCTAAGACCTGATCCATTATCGAGTCGCGCATTGGAACGCCTGTTGGCGCGGATGGCCCTGACGCTTCCGCTGATGTTGCGGAAGTTTTCGAGCGCTGCTGGCGGTTTAATTTCAATTTCAATGCCATCGCTGCCGCGAACTGGCTGTCGTAATCCGAGAGACCCATATACTTCTCCTACACCTTCACTGAATGAGCCTGGGCGTGATAGAACACCCAAGCGAGAATATAAACCCTGTTCGTAGAACCACAAAACTGCCTGTGCATCAGCTTCCGATAGTCCTTTTAGTGCAGTATTGTCAAGCACCAATTTGTTAAACGCCTCCATTTGCCTGCGTTCAGTTTGATTTCTAGGACCGCCCTGAACCACGGGCAACCCAGTCTTGGGATCGTTCGCGCCAAACATTTGCCCAAATGCTCGGTTGTAGCTACGAGAATACCAAACATCTTTCGTGGTCCCCTCGTATCCATTTATATTCAGAGAGAAACGGCCTGTCTTGTCACCAAGAACCATAGCTCCAAGATGAACGCTGTCTTTTCCTCCACTTAATCCAGTAGGCGCACCGCCTAGCCCAGCCTCTTTCCTGATATCTGTCAGCTCTTTTAAAGAGTGGGGCGACAGCCACCAATCAGCGAAACCTTCTTCGCCGTACTTTTTAAGCAGAGTCGATATGATTTTCATGCCAGGCTCTACTGACTTTTGCTTGAATCCCCATCCAGCGTTAGGAATACCTTCAGTCGTTGCTCCTTTAGATGGCGCACCTGTTGGCACTTCTCCTGTCCTGAAGTAGGTTAACGCAGCGGCTGTAGCTGCCTTAGTGTTCCCTATAACTTTCTGGCCAATTGATGTAGGCGCAGCAAGAGCCGACCAAATTATTCTTTTAGTCTCATTATTCTTTAATTCTTCTAGACCTGGTATTTCACCCAACATCTCATAGGTCTTTTGAACATCAGCATCATACCATCCTGCGCCGGAGTTTGCTTGCGTCATCTGTTCGTCTATGTCAGCGGCAATGAGTTTTGCAGCTATTAACTGGTCCTCTGGCGCTGTCGGGTCTAACTTTCTACCATGTACGTTGATGTGATCCTCGTCAAAAGTTTTTGCCAAGTCATCAATTTTAACCAAAGTGCGAACAGTTTTTGGCTTTTTGCCAGATCGCTCCGCTTCTAGCAGAGCCATCTCTTTCTCCAGAGCAATTCGCTTATCTGCAACTTCACGTGCCATTGGTGTTAGGCGGTGAGGAGTATCTGTCAATACAACAGCAACGTCTTCAACCGGCGGGACATCATCGACAGCCAGCTGTCGAGCACCCATCTCTTCCAGCCGGTCCTGCAGTGGCAGGTAAGAGCTTTCGTCTGGGACATCATCAGCAGCAGTGTCGATCATGAATTGATCCATGTCTGCTATGTCTACATCTACATCACCACGAAACGCCTTCTTGGCCGCATTCTTGGCCATACTTGCGACCTTGCCAATCGGCAATGCCTCACCGAGTGTCAGCGCATGGCCTATCGTTTCTATCGTATCAGGATCAATCTCATTGTAGGCTTTAACACCGCTGGCGATAGCCTCTTGTGCCCACGGGCGCTGGTTATGCTTAGTCGCATTATAGTATTTAACACCCTCACCAATGGCGTATTCTGCTCCCTCACCAGCCTTCTCGTTAAGCCATTGCGCTGCTTTAGTTCTAGGCTCGTAGTCCGTGGCCTCACTGAGCCGATCATAACGAGCATCGCGCTCTTCTTTCGTGTAGTCAGTCAGGTACTTATCCATGAGCCAACCAGAGGAGGAGACGATGGGGCCAGCGATGCCAGACATAACGTCTTTAGTGACATCAGCCGCGATAGCCAGAGGACCAGAATTAATGGCTAATTCACTTGATTTAACCCAATCTTCATACGTTTGCTTTTTAACTGGAGCATCGGAGCCTTTGGCGAAACGCTGGATCGGTGAACGAAGATGGGTCAGTGAGTTGCTTATCAAAATATACTCCTAAGCGGCATAAGGATTGCCAATGTTTGTTTTCTCTACCCTGCGCTCATCTGGATCTTTTGCCTGCGGCAAATCAAACCAGCGGTCATTCTTAAAGTATATAATAGCCTGCGTGAACGTATCCACATAATCATCGTGAGCTGCCACGGGAAACTTCGACAGCTGCTTAACAAAGTCATGCGCCCAGCCTACGAAGTGTCCTGGGTTCTTCTTCGACTCAGGTATCCATATCATGCCCAACTCCAGTGTCGGAGCAGCCTGATGTGCCCGACTAACTTTGTCAGCGTTACCAGGATTGTAGCCGATAGCTGGGACATTGGCTAATCTTAGATCTTGCAGCAGTGATTGTCCACTAGCCTTTGCCTCAACCAAGATGCGGTCAGGTCTGCGTGGCCTAGAGAATTCACTATCCTTGCTCATGCCGCCGTACTCTGTCGCCCAGTCTTTGATCGCTCTGGCTCTTAGGTCTGGGTAACCTAGATACTCGTCCCAAGCATCAATCAACATGACGTTGCGCTTACCGGCGTGGGTGAACACGGCCCACACGCTACACGCAGTTGGATCGCCAGTTGTCTTCTCAGTGAAGGCGCAGTCATAGCTCTGCAAGATATACTCAAATGGTGGCAAGCCACGCTTATGCGGCCACATCTCAATGTAGTCGGTCTTTAGTATGCCGCCCTCAGATGGATTAGGATCTTGCTGCAGCTGTCCGGCTGTGCCGTAAACACCAAGCAGGCGTTTAAGATCGGCAACTTCTGCCTCACCAAATCGCTCTGGGCATATCAACTCACCCTCGACAGTGCGAGGATCATAAGGCCCAAGGCTAGTGGTCCGGCGCTTACCATCCCACTCTGCTGGGATCATGAGGTGCTCCCAGCCACCAATATCTTCCAGCACGTGCCCACTGATGTCTCGCTCATGCAATCTCTGCATGACTGTCACCATGGCATCCAGCTTGGGATCGTTAAGTCGTGTAGACCATACTTGATCAAACCATTCAAGCGATGACTCACGAATAGCATCAGACTGAGCTTCTTGAGCAGCGTGTGGATCGTCTAGCAGTAGCCGAGATCCACCTTCACCTGTTGCCGTACCGCCAACCGATGTTGCGATGCGGTAGCCCGTCTCGGAGTTCTCAAAGCGTTGCTTAGCGTTCTGATCACCGGATAGCTTGAACATGTGGCCCCAACGCTCTTGATACCAAGGTGATTGGACCAATCGTCTAGCCTTTAAGTTGTCACGGATCGATAGGGCACCAGAGTAAGAGGCGCACAGAAACTTCTGCGCTGGGTCGGTGAGCCACTCCCACATCGGCCAGATAACGCTGACAATTGTGGATTTAGAGTGCCGTGGAGGTATATTGATCAGGAGCTTGCGAATATCGCCAGAACTGATCGCCTCTAAGTGCTCGCAGATCTCTTGGATGTGCCAGCTGGCTACGAACGGAACTCCAGGTTCCACCACGTGCCAAGACTGGCGAACGAATTCATAAAGCGATGATGACGCAGCTCGGCGCTCTCTTTCGTACTTGATAGCCTCGGCCACCACTGAAGGCGACATCGAGTTCATTTAACGTCAGCTTCTTGAGTTCCTTTGGACATTAAGTAGTCCATATTGTCCAACTCTTCGTCTGTAAGATTCTTCAGATCCAGAGAGGTTATTGTAAGTGGCCCACCATTAGCACCAGTAACTTCTTGCGTGGTTTTATCGCCATAAACTTTGGGCATCATCTTACTGAGCAGCCACTTTCTAGAGTCTACACGTAGGCGCTGATGCTGGACCGCAGCTGAGTCATAACGACTGATGCCGTGCTGATCAACGATAGAAATTGGGTCAGTGTCAGAAATTTGTAGCACTTCTTCAGCAATTGCGTGTATCATTGCCTCACGCGCCTGCGCGTATTGGTCGGCCAATGAGCCGTCCGGCTTCACCCATCCGAGGAAAGTAGACTTCGGAACACCAGCCCTAAAGCAAGACTTTCCACAAGGAACACCGCTGGACATCATTGTACAAACCTTATCCACCAGCTTCTGTTTTTCTGAATCTTTATACTTCATCAATCGTCTCCGCTTTCCAGTCGATTTAACGCTTCACCATTGAGTTCTAGCTTTCTTCTTGGCTGACTCATTAAGCGAACCATAATGCAATAATGCTCTAGAGTTTTTACTCATTCTAGCACCGGTCATTAATTTACCATTATGATCGTGAGTTTTGCCAGTAAATAACTTTCCATCTTTTTCATAATGATTGACGTTTTTCATCGCGCTCTCCAGTTCATTATTAAATCTATTCTATCACTTTACCTGTGTCATTAACCATAGGCCAAAAAACAT